AATCCTAAAACATCAGCTTCGCCCAGCAGTATATCCATTTCTGCTATTTCTGTTGGGCAAATAAATGTAAAGTCTTTTGGATAAAAATAAACTACAGTCCACATATCTTCTTGCAGTACATCTATATCAATAAGCATGTTATCAATATCACATGCTGCTGCTGAAAATTCTGGGAATATGTCTCCTATTGTATAATCCATAAGTCTCTCCTAACTAATGCTAAATTCTGAGTCAACATCTGAAGGTGCTTCTGAACCTTCTGGTTGTGTTACTCTTTGTAAAAGCTCTAACTGTGCGTCAGGGGTAGGTCTAGCTAGTACATCGTCCATTGAACGAAGTTCTGCTATTGCTTCTTGCTCAGCTTCTGTTAGAGGTCTTGGTTTGCACTTAAGTGCTTGTAGTCTGTACTCGACATTAAATGCCATAGGTCCAGTCTTAACTCTTTGGAAGCAAACGTCCCACCCAGTTTCAGGGTCGGTTGGATCGCCTAAATCTTCTGCGGCAACCATGATTTGTTCCATGAGTTTCTTTTTAAGATTAACAACTTTTACATTGCCATCAGTTGGGTCTATAGCTTGAATAGCGTATGCCCAACCACATTTTAAGTCAGGAAAGAAAGACCTTACGTGGTCAGTTTCCTTATTGTTGAATGTTTCTGTATTTCTGTCGAAAGCTAAGCACTCCATAGGAATGTTTTTACCGTTTTCTCCTTTAATCCAATAAACATATCTAGGTAGTATGTCACCTACTAGTCTGAAGACATTGTCTCCTTCTTTGTAAGTATACTGGTCGATTGAGGACTTTTTCGCTGCCCCCGAAGCTTGATTAAATTTTAATGCCATTTATGTTCTCCATTTAGCGTTATCTTCAAATAGAAAGTGTACTAGACCATTCTCTATCCGAAGCAATCTGTTGCGATTTACTATGTTTTCACTTACAGGCAAATGTATCAACTCTAGTGTTGTTTGCCCTGTTTGTTTGTAATTAAAATAATTTCGGTATGAAGCTACTGCAATATATTCTGCAGCTTCTTTATTACTATAATTTCTTCGTTCTGCAAGTAACTGTCGAGGATTTAGTAAAAAACTATCACCGACAAAAGACTTCCCAAAATATTTATAGGTCTTGTCTTTTCTACTAGCAGGGATTCTTTTATAAGTTAATAAATGAACGATAGTAAGTATTGAAGTTGAATCTCCTTTGGTCTCACTATTTATCTTTTCCCAATTATATTTTATCATATATTATAACAAATTTTGAAACTCGTGTCAAGTAGTATTTTTCGGAGGTGCTTACAGGGTTGATATCTCATATCCTTGTTTGAGATAGTACCCCATACGTAAACTAGCCTGCCTCTTTGCAGTCTTTCCAATTAAATTTATATCTACTACTACGGGTTGTTGTTTTCCTTCATAATCCCTAATTATTCTACCAATGAGCTGTGTAAGTAACGGCTCGTTATTTACTGGTGTAGCAAGTATCAAACAGCTTAGAATATTTAAAGAAATACCCTCTGAGAATATAGACTGTGTTCCATACAGAACGTCTTTGTCCTCAAAAATCTGATTAATTATATCTGCTCTATCTTCGTGATGGACTTTGCCCGTCACACAAACTGCGTTGCTACCAGTGAGCTCCGCGCAGTTTCTGAGGAAGTCTACTCTATCAGATACCACTAACACTTTATGACCTTTGGCTGCGTACGATGACGCGGCCATTGCCACAGAATGTTGGTACTCTGGGTTGTATGCTAACTCATTTATTCTGTTTGCCCAAGGAATACCGTTTCCGTCCATAAAGCGTATATCCATTGGTAGGATATGAACTTTAGGCATCATAAAATTTTCCTTTGGTGGTTTTAAAACATTATCTCCAAAGTAATCACGAAAGACTACATGTCTACCATCTTTTCTTTGTAATGTTCCAGTTAAGCCTATCTTATGTCTAGCACAATTCTTATCTATAATTCTAGAAAAGGTAGGTGCGCTACAGTGATGCATTTCATCTAGTATAATAGTGCCAAACTCTTGTCGTATCTCTGGAATCTTTCTATACAGACTTTGTATATTGCCTATAACGACTGGACTATCTAATTCAAATTTACCACTACCTATAATTCCAGGCGTGATATTAAAAACTTTCTTTACTTCATCTTCCCATTGCTTTCTTAGAGCTAAAGTATGGGTTATCACTAGGGTTTTCTGCCCAAGTTTTTCAGCTATTGCAAGACCTGTAAATGTCTTACCCCAACTTACCCAAGCGTTAATTATGCCGCCGTCACCTATCTCGTCATATACTGACTGCTGGCTTGGTCTTAATGTCAAACTAAACTTGGGGAAGTCTACTGGTTTTAGTACTCTCTTATCTACTACTTCGTGGTCTGCAGGGATTAGGTCAATTCTGCCCACCGGTATTGCTACTAGTCCCTGTCTTATTAATGCCATATTTTTTATAATGAGTGGTGGGTCACCGAACTTAAACGAAGGTATGGCATACGTAAGCTCGTCATCAATCTTTTTCTGTTGCGCGGGTAATACTTCTAGGTAAATCCTATCACTTATAACTGCTTTCATTTTATCCAGTGTATTCCTTGTAATTCTTTTACATCAGACCATACAAACCATGCATAGTCTATTGAGTCTGTTCCTTTACCTGTAAATGAAGGTCTTTTACTTAATATAAATAGTCCATCAGGGGGAAACTGTTGCCAAAAGTCATATCTTTTTTGACTTCCTAAAAAATTTATTCTTAATAACATTATTACTGTAGGTGCTAATGACATAGAATGTTCAATGAATTCCTGTGCTAATGAAAAAGGAGGGTTAGTAAATATCAAATCAGCTTCTTCAAAATGATTAAAGAAGTTTATATCTTCTTGTATTTCGCACCAATCTACTTTTAATCCTTGTCCTTCTAAAAAAGATACTATTCTTCCATCTCCTTTGCAAGGTTCCAAAGCTGTGTCAAATTGACTCCAATCTATAGGTAAATTTTCATAACACCACTCTGGAGTTGGGTAATAATCATGTGGATTCCTCATCTCCAGTCAGGCCCACTATACCACTGTACTAAAGAGTATCTAGTACCCTTTGTTACAGGAGTTACTTGATGCTCTAAGAAAGAAGGAAATACTATTATAGTTCCTCTATTTCTAAGTTCTTTTTCATTATTATTTAATTTATGCCCAAAGAAATTTTTTATCTCAAAGTTTCCGCCTTCATAATCATCAGGGTGACTTAACTGTACTGATACAGACAATTTTCTTATAGGAACGCCTTCTTCTAGTTTAACATTTGTATCTCGATGCCAACCATATCTTGACTGTAGTCCATAGATAGAAAACTGTACTTTTCACTTTGACTTATTACATAGTTCCATTTTGCCTCAATATTTGCAGTACCTACATAACTTTTTAATAAAGCATCTACTTGACTTTCTTTACTAAACCAAGCTATACTGCCCTGTCTCAAGTCAGGGTCTTTAGTATTATCACTATTTACTCCTGCTGATTTAAAGTTATCCAAAGCTAGTCCTTGCTGTATTATTAGGTCACACGCTTCATCGGGTAATACTTTATCCCAAAAGTAAAAAGGAATATCTGCTACACTTTTCATTTATATAATTTTGTACTCCATGGGTTTACTGCTACAGACACTCTGTGGCCTGTGAAATCTCGGACATAATGTTCTAGTCCTGGGTTAAATATTACTAATCTATTTACTACTGGTCTTACTTCTATGCCATTCATAAATACTAATTCTCCGCCCTGTAAGTTTTCTACTTCTAAATAAAATACTGTAGAGCATGTAGGGAATCTTGATATTCCCTTTTTTAAATAAGCAACTTCATCTTTATCTTGATGAACATCGCTTGGTTTTGTATTGAAATGTGTCCAATATTCATAATTACTATTTTTAACCATAAAAAATAAGTCTGCTTTTTCTAATATTGTTCTACACATTGCTTTGTTTTGGTGTTTTTCTTCCCACTCAAAAAAGCCTTCTCCCTCTTTTGAAGAATAACCACTAACAAAAGGATTATCGCTTCTGTTAATATTACTACTAAATATTTTTAATTGATGTGGCATAAAAAGATTATCAATTATGTGTATCATATTTTTCTCCATGAGTTCTTTTTCTTTTTATTAGATGTATCATACAGTAGCCAAGGCACTCCATCTCTGTATAAAAGACCTGCCCAAGTTTCTCCTTCACTAATAGGTCTATCTAATGTAAAAGGATATGGACAATCTTTTATCCACATTACACTTGCTACATTCTTTTT